GGTTGTGGACGGAGTTCCAGCGGTGGCAGGCGGTGACGGCCGGCCGCTGGGTGCAGGCCGGCGCGACGGTTACGGCGGAGGGCACGATTGAAGGGGGCCGCCCGGCCGGTCCGGTCCGCTCAATCCGGATCTGCGCGTGGATGCTCCATCCGATCTTCCAGACGATGGATGGCCTGGCGGTCGAGTGGGCCGCGGCCCAGCTCGAGAAACGCCAGGGGAATCGCAAACCCCTGCAGGACTTCATCAACAACCAGCTCGCCGAGCCGTGGACCGAAGCGGCCAAGCAGACGCCGGTCGAGCGGTTGCGGACGCACATCGATCCCAAGTTCGTGACGGGCGTCGTCCCCGAGCAGGCGGCCTTTACGACGCGGGGGATCGACGTGCAGCTCGATCACTTCTATGTGGCCGAGATCGCCTGGGGAGATCTGTCGGAGTGCTGGCTGACCTTCTTCGCGAGGAGCGATTGCGGAGACACGCTGCAACTGGCCAACTGGGGCCCGCTGGAGGACTACCTTAAGAGCGGGACGCCGCTGGCGGCGGACCCCTCCAAACGGCGACACCCGGCCCTGACGAGCATCGACTGCGCGTACCATACGGAGGAGGCCCTGCACTTCTGCCGCCAGTGCCAGCGGCAGAGTATCCCGATCATCCCGGCCCGCGGCAGCGAGCACATGCGGCGGGGGATCGTCATGCCGTTCAAGGACGCGACCAAGCAGATCCTCCGGTACGACTTCAACGAGGACTATTACAAGGGCGTGCTGTTCTCCATGCTCTTCGAGAACGAATCGCCCGGCCCGGGATACATGCACCTGCCGGCGGATGCAACGGAGGAGCTCCTCGGCCATCTGACCAGCGAGGAGGCCCGCGAGGTCCCCATCAAGGGCCGCCGCGTGACGATCTGGGTGAACAAAGGCGGCAGGCCGAACCACTGGTGGGACTGTCTCGTCCACGCGAGGAACGCCGCGGAGAAGGTGGGCGTCCGCTGGCTGGACCCGAAGGCCACGGTCTCGCCGAAGGCCGAAGGCCGCCCGGTGTCGCGCAGACCGATCCGCACGCGGTATTAGCCACAGAGGACACAGAGGACATGAAACAGCCGAAATCGCAAATCATAAATCGTAAATCGTAAATTCGAAGGGATTCGATCATGGCCCAGGACAACCAGGAAGTCACGACATCGAGGCAGTGGGTTTTCCCGCCGAAGCGGTGCCCGCGGTGCAAGGGATTCAATTCCGAGGCGACGCACACGGACCCCGAGCGTGGGGTGCAGTACCGGCGATGCCGGACGCCCCTCTGTCGGGCGGTGGGCATCCGGTTCAGCGTCAAGGGGGAACCGGCCGAGCCGCCGGCCCGGGAGTCGAAGGAGCTGCGGTGCCCGCATTGCGGGGCAACATACAGACGTCAGGGCGACCTGACGAAACACATTCACAAGGTTCACGGCGGCGAGCCGCCAGAAGGAGAAACGAGCGATGGACGAAACGACAACTGAAGCCACAGAGGCCACAGAGAGCACAGAGCAACCGCGGAGCGTGTATGATCGATGCCTGATGCTTCTGCGGCAGACGGATGAGCTGTATACGAGCTATAAACTCAAGGCCGGGGACGTGATCTGCGGAGAATGGATCGAGAACGTGAGAACCTTGTTGCGAGATGCAAACAGGTCGATCCTGGGCATAGCCGTGGAAGACCGCGAAGCCCGTTCCGATCCACGGGGCACGGGTCGCGAGCCACCATCTTCCGATCCCGGCATCCTCGACGACGAGCTTCGCGCCAAGATCGAGGCCAATCCGGTCCTCGTCATGGCGCTCCGAGAGGCCCTGGACTGCGGGCGGTATCTGGTCACGGTGCACCGCAAGGTCAAGGACTCGCCGCCGGACGACCTGCTGGGCCGATCCGTGATGCTGAATTTCCCGATGGACGCCGTGGCGGATTCGATGCAGGGCCTGTGCCGGCGGATCCTGGCGGACGAGGCCAAAAGATTGGAGTTCGAGCAGGGCAAGGTGGCGGCCAGGGCCCCCTGGTCCTGAGATTCTTCCAGATTCTGGAACTTTCTCTCGGGAAGTTGCGCAGAGGGTCTTGCAGCGAACTCGTAGATCGGAAATCGTAAGTGCTGATACGAAGGGGTCGGCCAGGACCACGGGTTTTGGACCACCCCTTCTTTTTTGAGTGTTGGGCCACGTCGGCCAGGGCTGGCCCCCTGACGGCGGGGCCCTTTTTCGTTGGGCCGGTTACGAATCACGAGCGACGGGTCACGACATGGCATTGACGAGTACGAGCACGTTGGCGGACGCCCTGGCGCAGTACAAGGCGTCGCTCCGCTGGTGGACGAGCACGGAGTTGGCGGCGGACCTCTATGAGGCGGTCCTGTACCTGCTGGCCTGCAAGCCCGAGACGATCGCGGTGGCGGACCAGAGCGTCAACTTCGCGTCCCTCGAGCCGCTGCGGGCCAAGCTCGAATCCGTCGTGCTGAACTGTGACACATCGCGCAGGACGGCGAGCTTCGTGAGAGGCAGGGTACGGTACTACTGATGAGACGAGAGATTTCCATCCTGGATGCCACGGGCAGACCCCTGCGGCGGAAGGTAACGCGGCCGCACGCGCCGGGTGTGGATCATCTCGATATCGTCCAGCATCGGGGGGCGTACGGGTTCACTGGGTTCGGGTATCGCGCGGCGACGACGGCCACAGCGGACGGCCGGGCCTATCTGTCGTACAGCGGGGACAAGCACCTCGACTACCACCGCAAGCAATTGCTCGCGCAGTCGCGGGACTTCGAGCGCAACAATGCGATCTATCTCGGAATGGTGGAGCGGATGGTCTCCTACATCGTCGGCAACGGGTTCGGCCTGCGGGTCAAGACCAGCTCGCGGCAGGCGAACCGTGCGCTGGAGGGCCTGTGGCGGCAGTGGTGGAAGCGCCCGGAGATCCGAGGACTGCTCTCCGGCCCGCAGGTGATCCGGCAGGTCTGCCGGGAGCTGATCGTGGCCGGCGACACCGGCGCCGTCAAGACAGACAAGGCGACGATCCGGCTGATTGAGGCCGAGCAGATCGATCACCAGGCCCTGTCGGACGGCATCTCCAAGGATGATTACGGGGCGCCGATGTTCTACTACGTCGCGCCGTACAATTCGGCCGGCCGCGTGGACGTCATGCGGGCCCAGGGCGTTCAGGCGAAGGACTTCCTGTTCGTGACGAATCCTACCCGCCCCAGCCAGACGCGGGGCGTGCCTCAGTTCCAGTCGGCGTTTCCGGTGATCCACATGCTCGCGGACATCATGACCAGCGAGGCGATCTCCTGGCAGCAGCTCTCCCGATACGCCGTCTCGATCACGCGGGAGGCAGGCCCGGCCGCCGGCTTCATCGAAAGTGCCGTCGACGAGGACAAGAGCGACGACGAGGGCGACGATACGACCACCCGCGTCACGGAACTCGACTACGCGCTGCTGTTCCACGGTCAGCCGGGCGAGAAGCTCGAGGGCGTGAACCGCAACATCCCCGGCGCCAACTTCCCCGAGAGCGTCCGGATGTTCCTGCGACTCCTGGGCCTGCCGGCGGGCCTGCCGCTCGAGATCATCCTGCTCGACTGGACCAAGAGCAACTACTCGCAGAGTCGTGCCGTCCTGGAGCAGGCGTTCGAAACCTTCCAGGCCTATCAGGACCTGCTGGAGGAACAATTCTACGGGCCCCTCCTGGCCTGGAAGTTGGAGCACTGGTCGCAGGACATAGGCTCCAGGGCCCTCGAAGAGATCCGCAGCGGGATGCGATCGGACGGTACGCCGAGCTATGAGTGGATCCGCCCGACGTATCCGTGGCTGGACGTGAAGGCCGAGGCGGAGGCCCACGCGGCCAAGCTCGATCGCACGCTGACCACGCACGCCCACGTGTGCAAGAGCCAGAAGCTCGATCGCGAGGACGTCCTGAGCACGCGGAAGGCCGAGGTCGAGGAGGCGATCCAGATGGCTCAGGAGATCGAGAAGAAGTTCGAAGGCGTAAAGGTTCCGTGGCAGATCTTCGCCGGCCTGGCTGCGCCGTCGGCATCGCCGGCAGCCGCCAAGCCGGTGGCTGAGGAGAAAGAGGCCACAGAGGCCACAGAGGACACAGAGGACACGGAGCGGACGGACGACAGAAAGGATTCGGACGATGGATCACAACCGGATGACCAGTGACATCCTGACCGCGTGGTCGGCCGAGCCCTGGGCGATGGAGCCGATGCGATTGCAGGCCCTGTTCGCCAGGGTGCAGGCCCTCGGGTCCCGGATCGAGGCGGTTGCGAAGATCGAGGTCGCCCGGCCGGCGCCGAAGCTCGACGTCCGGGACGGCGTCGCCCACATCCCGATCCGCGGGATCCTGCTCGATACGGTCCCGGCGTGGTTTGCCTGGTATGGCATCGAGGCCACGAGCTACGGGGACATCGCCCGATTGACGGCCCAGGCCGCGGCGGACCCCGCGGTGCAGTCGATCGTCCTCGACGTGAACTCGCCCGGAGGGACCGTGGCGGGGGTGCTTCCGGCGGCCCGTGCGATTCGAGCGGCAAGAGGTGCCAAACCCGTGACTGCGCAGGTAAAGAGCCTCGCGGCGTCGGCCGCCTACTGGCTGGCGAGCCAGGCCGCCAAGATCGCGGCGGACGTGAACGACGAGATCGGTTCGATCGGTGTGTATACAGTATACGACGACTGGTCCAAGTACTTCACAGACAAGGGGATTAAGGTCCATGTCATCGCCAGCGGTGAGCACAAGGGCATGGGTGTCTTCGGAGCTCCCGTCACGGAGGCCCAGATCGCCGCGATGCGGGAGGTCGTCGAGGGGATCGCGGAGAACTTCGTGCAGGCCGTATCCGCGGGCCGGCGTCTGTCCCTCGACGAGACGAAAGCCCTGGCGACAGGCCGGCTCTGGGAAGCGAAGGCGGCCCTGGCGAACAAATTGATCGACCGGCTCGGTGCAGAGACGGCCGCTGTTGAATCGTCCATCGCAAACAGTCAATCGTCAATCACCCCAGTAGGAGAAGCAACTATGGAACCTCAAAAAAGCGAGTCGCCGGCGGTCGATGCCCAGGCGATCGAAACCCAGGGCCGGCAGGCCGAGCGAACGAAGCTGGCCGAGTTCAAGGCCGCGTTTCCCGGGGATCTGGAGTACGCCGTGGCCAGCT